ATACTGGAGGGTAGTAATGCTTACACTTTTATTAATGTTACTTGGTGTACTATGACATTCATTATAGTACAGATGGAAAATCCTCTAGATTTAGAGAACATCTCTGTCTTGCCAGATGAAAATGATCTGAAGGTTAAGAAGTTTCAAAATGAAGAAGAAGCTATTAAATTTTTAGTGAAGTATGGTATGATAGATGAGCTAGATCATGACGCACAGATTGTGAGGTTACATTGAAAACATTATTTGCTGGTCTGCTTGGGCCAATTATATTACTACTAATAATATTTTATAGTTTACCTGGTAAAGCCAATGACTTAGACTGTTTAATTGAAGCTGTATATTATGAGGCTAGGTCAGAAGGAAGGATATCTAAGATAGCAGTAGCTAATGTAATACTACAACGGGTTAAGGATGTTAGATATCCTAACACAATATGTGAGGTAGTCCATCAAGGTAAGCATAGAAATGGCAGGATCATACGTAACAAATGCCAGTTCAGTTACTACTGTGATGGTAAGAAAGAAAAGGAAAAAGATTACACATCCTTACTTGATGTAGTAAACATAGCTGACCTAGTATTAGAGGGTATACTTCTGGATAGAACTCTAGGAGCTACTCACTACCATGCCTATTATGTTAGACCAAAGTGGGCTATGAACAAAAGACTTAAGAAGTTAGCTAGAGTAGGCTCACATATATTTTATATTGACAAAGGTAATCAATAGGAGTATACTATGTATAATAAAGAATTAGATAAGATTGTACGTAATAAAACAGATCTACTTCATAAGCATATCGAAGTACTTAAGAAACAGTTAGATGAAAGAGATGCTGCTATTAAGAAACTAAGAGAAGAACTTAACCGTCCATCTACAACTAAATGGGTAGAAACTAATGACTAATTTATGGGAACAAGAAAGAAAATCTTTATTGTATTCTAAAATTAAAGAGTATCAAGAAGAAGGATATGATCTATCAGAATCTAAATCTTTAGCTAAGAAAGAAGTAGATGAGATCATGGTAGATAAGGAAGGTTTTGTATCTGAACTATGGGATAGCTCTTATGAAGAATAAGTGGGAGTTAGTTCTTGAGAAAGACTTAGGCAAGATAGGTATAGAAACCTATAGCACTAAGAAGATAGCTGAAGAAGAGCGAGACAATCGAAACAGATTATGTATTGCAATGGGCTATACCCCTGATGTAAGATACATAGTAAGAGAGGTGTAGTATGTCTAATGTTACCCCTGTTATGGGTCCATGCCCAAATCCTAAATGTGGTAGTAGTAATGCTAATGCTACGTACCCTGATGATGGTCATTCATGGTGTTATAGTTGTGAAACTTATACAAGCGGAGAAAAATCAATGCAACAAACTAAGATAGTACCAATAAATAATCCTACTACATCTGCACTTAAAAGTGTAGGAGTAATATCTGATATACCTGAACGTAAAATTAAGAAAGAAACTGCACAAAAATATAATACACATGTTATGCGAACAGGTAATATAACTACCCATCACATTTACCAATACTTTGACGGTGATGGTAATCACATAGCTAATAAGATACGTGATGTAAAAGGTAAGAAGTTCTGGTCAGAAGGTAATCTTATTAGTTCAGGCTTATTTGGTGAGCATATCTTTGGTGGCACAGGTAAATATATTACGGTATGTGAAGGCGAGATAGATGCTATGTCTGCCTATGAGATGCTTGGTAGCAAGTGGCCTGTTGTATCTATCAAGAATGGTGCAGCTTCAGCCCTTCAGAATTGTCGTGACTCCTTCGAGTACCTCAATAAATTTGAGCAGGTAGTACTGTGTTTTGATAATGATAAACCTGGAAGAGAAGCGGCACTTAAGGTAGCTGAGTTATTTGATCCTAACAAATGTAAGATAGTACAGCTAGAATTAAAGGATGCAAATGAATACCTCAAGACTAATCAACGTAAGAAGTTTAGTGATGATTGGTGGAATGCTACGACATTTACACCAGCAGGTATTGTAAACCTAGCTGATCTAGGTTCTACCTTATACGATGAGAAGTACTGCGAAACAGTTGAGTATCCTTGGCAAGGGCTTAATGAAAAGACTTATGGTATGCGTACTGGTGAGCTAGTAACCTTTACCAGTGGTGCTGGTATGGGTAAGTCAAGCATTATACGTGAACTAATGCACCATATCATGCAAGTAAGTAAGGATAACATAGGTGTGTTAGCTATGGAAGAAAGCATTAGGAATACTGCCTTCAACCTGATGAGTGTAGAAGCTGATGCTAGACTATACATTAAAGAGGTCAGGAATAAGTATACTAGAGAACAGCTTACTGAATGGCAGGATAAGACTATAGGTACAGGTAGGTTCTTTGCCTTCGATCACTTTGGATCTATATCTAACGATGAGATATTATCTAAGATTAGATATATGGCTAAAGGATTAGGATGTAAGTGGGTGATACTTGATCACTTATCTATCTTAGTATCAGGTCAGGAGGATAATGGAGATGAACGTAAGTCTATTGACATCTTAATGACCAAGCTACGATCCCTTGTAGAAGGTACAAACATAGGCTTGCTACTTGTCAGTCACCTACGTAGGCCATCAGGTGATAGAGGGCATGAGGATGGGCGTGAGGTATCCTTGTCGCACCTTAGAGGGTCAGCATCTATAGCACATCTATCTGACAGTGTGATTGCATTAGAACGTAATCAACAGGCAGCAGATGAGGTAGAAGCTAACACTACAGTGCTACGTATCCTGAAGAATAGATATACGGGTGACACTGGTGTATGTTGTCACTTGTTTTATGATAAAGAAACTGGTAGAATGACTGAAGTTAATAATCCTTTTGAGGAGAATCAAGAAAATGACACCCCTCTCTAAACAAATTCTTACGAATTGGTTAGTAAAAGAAATACCTGATATGATATTAGACACAGATGAACAACATGGTTTTGGTGTGTGTGGGCAGGTGAACGGTGGGCCACTCAAATGTTTCTATGAAATGTTTGTTAATGATTTATGGATAGGTGAGTGGCCTACCCCCTGGAAGTATATACATGTACCAGTATCAAAGAAATATTTAATTGATAAATGGTATAAAGATTATAATGATTCTTTATTTACTATCATAGTTTTCAGTAAAGATTTGGAACGTGCATGGCATATAGCTGCTGAAATTATTATGGAAAGTAAAATCATAGGAGATTTCTATCGTGTACCTACTGATCAATCTTACATAGTGGATATGAAAAATGGTAACAGCAATAGTTGATATAGAAACTGATAGCCTAGATGCTAGTACAGTACATTGTATCGTAGCCTGTGAGTATGAGACAGGTAAAGAAAAAGTATGGGTACAAGATGAGTGTTCTAAGTTTGCATCTTGGTCAGAGAAGATTGATACATTCATAATGCATAATGGTGTAAGCTTTGATGCACCTATCCTTAATCGATTGATAGGATCAAAGATAAAGTTATCTCAAGTAAGGGATACTCTGATAGAGTCTCAACTTTACAATCCTATTAGAGATAAAGGACACTCACTAGCAGCCTGGGGTGAACGATTAGGATTCCCCAAGGGAGATCATACTGAGTTTGAGTACTACTCTCCTGAGATGTTAGAGTACTGTAAGAAAGATGTTAGAATTACCAGAAAGGTAGCTCAAGAATTAGAGATAGAAGGTAAGAAGTTTTCTACTAAGTCCTATGTCTTAGAAAGAAAGGTAAGGGCTATAGTAGATCAGCAAGAAAGTAATGGTTTCTCCTTTAACTTACGTGAAGCTATGTCTTTTCTAGCTACACTAGAGGAAGAAGAACAATCTTTATCTGATAAATCTCAAGAAATGTTTGAGCCTACTGAAGTTAAGTTAGTGACTAAGACTAAGTACATACCATTCAACATTGGTTCTCGTAAGCAGATAGCTGAACGCCTGATGAAACTAGGATGGAAACCTACTCACTATACAGATAAAGGTAATGTAATAGTTAGTGAGGAGATATTATCTAAGATTGATATGCCAGAAGCTGAGATGTTTAGCAGGTACTTTCTACTACAGAAACGTACTGGTCTAATTAAATCTTGGATTAAGGCGTGTCAGGAAGACAACAGAGTTAGAGGTAGAGTGATGACCCTTCGCACCGTGACAGGCAGGATGGCACATAACTCTCCCAACATGGCTCAAGTCCCAGCAGTCTACTCACCTTATGGTAAGGAGTGTAGATCTCTTTGGACTATATCTAACCCAGATACGCACACCTTGATTGGAACTGATGCATCTGGGTTAGAGCTACGTTGTCTTGCTCACTACATGGATGATCCTAACTTTACTAATGAAGTTGTTAATGGTGATGTACATACAGCTAACATGAAAGCTGCTGGTCTAACTGATCGTGATCAATCAAAGAAATTTATTTATGCCTTTCTTTATGGTGCTGGACCTGCCAAAATAGGTATGGTAGTTGGAGGTAATGCTAAGATAGGACAGCAACTAATAACTAAGTTCTTATCTAACATGCCAAAGCTTAAGAAGCTAAGAGATAATGTAGCTAAGTGGTCTAAGAATGGTACAATACCTGCACTTGATGGTAGACTACTGCACATTAGATCAGAACATGCGGCAGTTAATACCTTACTACAAGGTGCAGGTGCAATCATATGTAAGCAATGGCTTGTACATATCACTGATCGTATACGTAAGTCAGGTGTTGATGCTAAGTTAGTTGCATCTATACATGATGAATACCAATTCGAGGTAGCTAAGAAAGATGCTACTAAGTTTGGACAGATTACTAAGGATGCAATGCAAGATACTCAGAAGACATTAAAGGTTAAATGTCCTCTTGATTGTGATTATAAAATTGGTACAACATGGAGTGACACACACTAATGAAATACCAACAAGAGTTGTTCAATGATGTTACATCCCTTGATACATCTAAAGATACAAAAGTTTGTATTAAATGTAATCAAGAAAAACCTGTTGAAAGTTTTGCACATTTTAAAGATAGAGGTAATGGTGAAAGAGTTTGTACAAAAT